GGCTCTAAGGTTAACCATTATGGTTAGTTCCTTAACAGACCATGAGTTGTATTCGCGTAAAGCTGCTTCAGATAATGGCTTAACAGTTATCACTGCTGGCTCAATAACTACCTTGTCTTCCAAGACATGTTCAACATACTGTTCATGTTTATTAGGCTTCAAGGCATCAAAGCTATATGCAATCTTAGGTACGAATACAATGCTCATTACTCCTCCTCCATTTCCATAGTCATCTGGACTAACTCGCTACGTCTTGTAGCAATTCTAAGAGCGACATCTTCCCTGCCTGCCATCTTGTTACAGAAAGAGTGTGAGTTACCTAGTAGTTCACCACAACGTATGTGTGATACACCCATGGCTCTCAGTTCAATAAACTGCAGTAGTTGTAGCTCAGTGAAAGGAATAGAAGGTCTACCGATCTTCTTACCCTCCCCCTTAGGAGTGAACTTAGACTTAACCGGCTTAAACTTCTCAGGGATGGTTGGTTTAAATACAAGACTCATAACCAGTACTCCTAAATAACAAAGTCAAAAAATAACTTTGCCCCTATTACACCAATAGCAGCACCTGCTAAGCTGACTAAGAACATGCCCCTAAGGGTAGGATGCTTGTCTGACTCAACAGTAACTGACTTAGCCTTATTACCGGGCCCAGCTATGCTTGTGGTAGACTTTGTAAAGCCATAACGGATCTTAAGTTTACTAATCCGAACACCTACAGCAATAGGAGTACGCCCTATATGTTCTGCAATACTTTCATTAGACATACCTTCTAGGTACTTGTCCCATACAAAGTCGTTGTCCTTTACTGACCACTGTTTTCTTTCATTACTCATGTGATTCTCCAATAAGTTCATAGTTTAGTTTAAAAAATTCAGCTGCTATCAACCACACATCCGTACGGTTCTCCGGGTTATAGGCAATCATGTCGCCCTCTTTAGGACTACCATTTGCGGTGTCTGCAGCTGAGACACTAACTAAGTCCATTAACTCACCAGGCTCCCATGGGTACATAGGCTGCACTGCTGTTTTGTAATACAGTTTAATCATTTGCTTCTCCGGTACATGTTTAATAGTCATAGGCCAATTCTCCACCTTCGTACTCGGAGATAGCCCTAGCTTTACCCAGTCCTTAGGACGTATGTCCTCTCCAGCAGGTATATCCTGCTTTGGTTTAACTACCTGAGCTTTAATGGGTTGCTTCACGGCTTCTCCTCCTCATTTTCCTTCATAGTCTTCAGAATATCCTCTTCCAAACTGGTGAGAAACTCCTGTAAGTCTTCCTTAGTACCTAAGGTATGGACATACTGACCATCTGCCATCATTTCCTGATGCACCCGTATCACAGACATCATGACTTCACTCATCCTTTTAATTAATGAGTAGATCAGCGCTATCAGTATGTTAACGATAGTAAAGAATGCACACATGAATATAAGAGTTAAATCAGTGTTTATGGATCCGCCATTAGCTACATGAAACCAGCTTACAGCCAGTGCGATAGCTGGAAATAGGATCATGGTCTTAGTTAGTCGAGTTAACATATATATTCACCTTATAAACTGTTTAGTAGAGCAATGACAGAATCATGCACACCATGTTTACGACCATTAGTAATAGTCATACCATGTTGTCCCAGTATTCCGTCAAGTTTATTAGCTGACTGATCAGGCAGGCTAAAGAAGTAAGTTCTCTCACCCTTGGTAGCAGCTACCTTCTTATCAACAAGTGTGCTCATAGGAATCTTCTTGTACTTCTTAACGAAGGCAACATGCCCCATTTTAACTGTCTCTTTATTGGCAGCAGCTACGAACTTAGTCCACCCAAGGTGTTCTAAGCAGTACTTCTGGTCTTTCATAGTCCATACAAACTTCTGCATGCACGTATAACCATAGATGAGGTTGTGTACCTCTGCATTAAGATTAGGGATCTCAGCTTTGATCATCCCATCAAAGGTATCATACATAGTGTTTTCCCAATCAATGGTACTAGCCTTATGCAGTATCTTAGCGAACATGTACTTCTGACCTGCAGATGTACGGCTTAGTACCTTAATACCTTTTACTAACTGACCTACGTTAATGTTTTTCATGATAATTCCTCGTTATTTAATTCTCTAACTACTCGCTTAACTGCGAGTGTCGCTCTCCATACTGTGATCATTTCATCCGGTATCAGCTCTACAGGGATATCTCCCCTTTTACGTATTAATGACTTAATATAGATATCATCCATGCTTTCTCTACCGTAGTCATTTCTTGCCTTAGCTCTCAATAAATACGCAGCGTATCTAATAGGGTCATTTACCATAGCAGTCCTTGACTTAGTATTTGCAGCTCTGACCTTCTCAGGATTAAGTGCCCTCATTTTGGCACTAAGCGCCCTATTCCTAATTTTAAAAGCTTCATGCTGATTGATATTTTTACGGTAGTTAGCTTTCTTAGCCCTATTATAGATTAAATGCTGTTCATGCTCGTACGCAGACATATCAGTGGTCTTTTTACTACAGACTTTACCTGGATACATATTAACTGGAACAATTGGCCTGGATAGACTGTAGTTAGCTTTAGCAGCCTTACCATATATAGCATTCTGCTCACGTTCCTCAAGAGTCATGTCAGCGGCTTTCTTATGACAGCACTTCCCTGGATAAATACTAGCCATAGGTTCACCTCAGGTTTAATTAAAAAAATACCCCAATTAAGGGGACTTAGTATTTAAAATACATAATTACTAATAAATATATTAGAGTTTAAAATATGTACTAATAGAGTTCTAAAAAGGGTGCGGAGCACCCCTTGTTTTATTTAAGACAAAGCATATTCAGACTTTAGAATATACTTACTTAAATCAGCTGAATCCTTCACCAATTGAATATCTTCACCAGTAACATCTTTGATAAATGTTTTAAGTGCGTCAGAGTCAGCAAGCTGTGCGAGTATAATTCTATAATTATTACGCACCTTATTCATATGGTTTGGTGATGCCCAGAATGAGTCATGTATATGAGCTAACTGGAACCCTTGCTGATGTGCCATACGTACCATCATACGAGCTACCCACGCATCTAAACTATGGATATAGTTAGGACATAATGAGGTGTGCTTCGCACTAGGTTGGTTATTCGTATAACGATAAGTGAAGGTAGTATGATCAAGCTCATCGACCTCAATACGAGTATCTACAGCTTCTACAACCTTAACCCTAGCAACATGCCCATCAGGTGTACCCCACTTGTGGTACAAGGCACTGGAGTCCCAGCAATCATTAATGAATTCCATTACATCCTCTGCTCCTGCGAATGAGGAGTTAAGGACGTTATGAAATGCTGCTTCTCTAGCTGGCGTAAGGCTCTCCTGCGCAGACTTATTATAATAGTGGGTCATTACAGGCTTCTTAACATCAGCCCTTACAACGGCTTCTGTTGGATCTAAGAGCAGGTTCATTCCATCTGCTACTTCAGTGTAAACATCCTCACGCTTACCTGTATCAATAAGGTTAACCGCAGCTGCAGTCTTCTTGCAGCCCGATAGGCATGCCATGATCTGAAGTCCTGAAGCAGTAGCGTCTAATGCCATAATGTACCCCGTTGGAGTACCTATGATTGCACTCATGTACGCATTTATAGCTTTTGTGAACAAGAACTTATTAGCAGCCTGGTCTACTAGATTCAACAAGTCACGCTCGTTGTAGTCAAACCAGAAGATTCTGTCCTTCCATGACAATTTGTCCATACCAAACTCGTTGGCAGCTGCTATCTTGATATACTCGATACCTGTGAATTCTTGCATAGTGTTCCCCTTAATATTTAACAATAATGGTCTCTAAGCCCATACGTCTAGCGATGTTGATCATATGCTCAGTACCCTTCGATACACCATCCCAGAAGGCCAGTAAGTGAGTAGCATTCTCTGCCATCTGCACATTGCGCTTATAGCCCGCTGACCTACCGTACACATGCCATAATGCAGGGTACTGGTGTATAACTAAGTTATACTGATTGGCTAACGCTACGCCTGTGATGTCTGCTCCTTGTGCCATACCTGACACAATAGCTACCTCATCATTCGTATACTTACTAAAGTTGGCTAGGAACACCTCCTCCATATTGTCTAGGTTGATATAGTCACGACCACCTGCAATTATAATTTTGATCATAGTGTTATAACCTCTTGTTTTGTAAAGGATAATAGAGCCTTCTTATAATCAGTGCTCTGGAAATTAATGTGATAACCTGAAGAGTACATCCTTCCTCGCTTATCAAACTTCCACATGAAGTAGAAGGGAATACTGCTATATTCTTTATATACTCTAGAACTTGTAATCCTCATAACCTTGAATTGCATGATCTTTTCTGGGGTATTCAATACCTTATTGGGCTTCTCCCTAAGGTGCATGATATCTGGGTCAAGCTCCCACTCAATCTCTTGCAGGATATTCAAACAGTCCAATGCTTGAGCACCCTTGTGATGGTTATGGTTACCTAAAATACAGCTCTCTTCTTGAGTGTAGTGACCACCCCCCGTGTTAGATCTCCATGGCTTCGGAGTCAGTACCATTGGTGGCACATACATAAACTCCTCAATCCTACTCAACACGTCTAAACTGGCCTTGATCTTTGGCTCAATAGCTAACGTACCGGTAGGATTCTCCTCATAGTCATGTGCTAGCAGGTCATACAGCTTACCTTCACACACTGCGATGATTTCAGCAGCTGTACGCACACCGTCTAACAACTTATCGTTGAGTAACGGCGCCAATGAGCTACATATCCCCTGGATAGGAGTAATAACACCATTACAGCGCATTACACTAGCTGCCAGCTGATACGCAATGTCCAATGACTCAACTCTTATTTCGCTTACACGAACATTCTTGCTGTCATAGGAATACTGCTGATTTAGGTAGGTTTCTATAGAATATATAAGGTCTGTTATATCTTCTAAACACACATCATCTTTTAACGAGGCCATAAGACCCCGTCTAGAGTACGTAGTCTCTATAAGCTTTTGTTGGTTCATGGTAGTTCCCTAGAAAGGCACGTCTTCTGTAACGTGTTGTAATACATCTGACAATGCATCACGGTGTATGGTTAGCACCTCGGACGAAGTACCCCAATTGATCTGGATTGTCCGCATAGCCCAGTAATCCTTGGCCTGCTGAGTACACACTCCAGTCGTATCCCTCATAAACCCGCTGATCTCAGCCACTTCCACTGGCTTCAACAGGTTTATCTTAACTACAAGCTTCTTACACTCACAAATGTGCCTGCATATCATAGTAATCTCCTACAATCTCTTCAGCACCTGCTTTAGCTAGCTCTAGAGTGTCGTACTCTCCGTCTAACCGCCAATCATCGTTTGAATAAAATAGTAGTCCCTGGTTCACATACTTAAACTGGAACCCCTTAACTGTGAAATGATGCTCTTCCATAACATGCTCCTGTAACTATCTTAACTATCTTACAAGAAGAATAAAGCCTACCCCTACACTTGGTATAGGTAGACTCTAACTTCTTCACTAGCGGTCATTTTCGAGCTCTAAGGCAGTAGTCTTGCCCTTCAGCATCTTAAATGGAGATACAAACTTGAATATACGATCATATTCCTCTTTATCCCACTCTTGTTCGTGAAATCGCTCTTCAGCTAACTCACCGTCCATCGTTACTGGTTCAAATACAAACATATCATTCTCCAATGTTGAACGCACATCCGTTCTCAGTCCTGGTTATATCTTTACGAGGTATCCCATTAGACACTAGGTCAGCAATACACTCATTCTGAATGTCATACTGATCTTGATAAGATACAAAAGACTTAATCCCTGTATCTGCTAATATCACAATAGCTGCGATACCTGCAGTTATCATAATAGTCATACATGTAAGAAACAACACCATCAATATAGTGTTATTACTACCCTTGACTTTAGTACTACGTTCTATTTTACGTCTCATAACTTGCCCCTAATTTGGCTTATATATAAAAAACAAGAGACCAAGCTTACGCCCAGTCCCTGTTCCTATTAATCTGCGTTGATGTCGTCTGCAGACAATGCTCGGTTAAAGAACAAATCTTCCTTACCTAACTTCTGAATGAACATGCTCTTACCTTCCTCAGAACCGTTCAACCAGCCTAATGTGATCTTACGACCCGCGTTATTCATACGAAACACTATGGTTCCCTTCTCACGGACGTCATATCCCAGCTTAGCTTCATACTTAGCAAAGTACTCACCGTCAATGGTATCCCATGACTCTTTAGCTGCTACGTGTAGATTAATAATTCCACACTTATTACCTTCACTATCGTAAATGAATACACCAGGTGCTGGATTAGCTTTGATTACTGGAGCTTTCTTAGATACTGCTTTAGATTTGATCATAACAATTACTTCCTTAATGGTATAAGACACGGATTGTGCCAACACCATATGGAAAGGATATTAGATTTAACAGGCAACGTAACTATCGTGGGAGTGTGTAGGTGTCTAGTGTTAGAGTGTCTATAAAAAAACCCTACCCGAAGGTAGGATTAGAATTATGCACGTCTACTTGCTATAAGGCTTCGTAGTGATGCACGTTCCTCTGGTGATGAGGATAGCTTAGCGATGTCTACGACTGCGTCATGGGTAGACTCTTCGATGGCTACGTATAGGTTGATATCTACTAGCTCTAGTACAGAGGTGATAGTATGAGTGGTGCTGCCAACTGTGGATGAGATAAACTTTAACATGGTGATGCTCCTAGGATGTGGCATGATTGCCAGTACCATATGGTTAAGGGACGTTAAGGTCAGATTAATGAGGGGGGGTGTTCTGTTAGTTGTTGCTGTGGGCTATTAGTACTGTACCCATACCTAATAATAATTTTCTTCTAAATACCTGTATTAGCTGTTACTGTTATATAGTATGTGTGTATTTAGCTTGTATTAGTGGTAGTAGGTAAGTACTATATAGTTACACTACTACTGTTAAGGTAGTTCTTCAGGAGGTGATCCTTCTCTTAGCTTAAGGCTTTGTTCAAGTACCTTATAAGAAGCGAGTAGGAGTAAGGCGAAGCGTAGCGAAAGCCTTACGACTACGAGTAGCTTATTTGGTACTTATCTATTAGACTATAACTGTATTATAAATTATATGGTGTTATCTATGGATCCAAATACAGAAGTTAAAGAGGTATATCTGTCTAAGGAGGAGTTTAAAGCTACTCTGCCTAAGGCTATGAAGGGCCGTATAAGCGATGAGCTTATGGGTAGTATCAATGGTCTGCTTCAGGAGCAATCTACGAGAGTAGAGTTCCGTGAGAACCTGATAGGGTATGCAAGTGTGCTGGCGCAAGGCCGGTACAAGGTGGAGGATTATGTCTCTGCTGTGAAGTATGTGAGTCATAAGATGCTTGGCTCAACCAATCTAGAATCATATGTGAAGACGTTCCCTGAGCGGTACCAGAGACTCCTGAATGATGGTGTCGATGACCATAGGGTTAGTGCGTATGCGTCTGCCTACAACAAGAACCAGCTAGTTAATAAGATCTATGAGCAGACGCTTATACCGTCCCATATCCTGAATGCTGATGTGTTCCAGAAGGCGCTTAATGTGCAAGCTGAGTTGATGGTTCATGCCAATAGTGAGAAGGTTCGGAGTGATGCTGCGAATAGTCTCCTGACCCATCTTAAGAGACCTGAGGTTACTAAGATTGAGTTAGATGTTGGTTTAAAAGAAGATAAAACCATCAATGATCTGCGTCAGGCTACTATGGCTCTAGCCGCGAGCCAGCGGGATATGATAAAGTCGGGGATGATGAATGCGAAAGAAGTCGCTCATAGTCAAATTATAGAAGGTGAGGTGGTAGAGTAATGGCCGGAATCTCTGGGTTACAGGGTGTATTGACTGATTTGTTTAGCCAGTATACTGATGGATTAATGCCCTATGAAGAATATGCTGCCAATGTGCAGATGATTCAGAAGGGTGACCCAGAGGTGTTTCAGCAGTTACAGGACGTGAATACTGCTCAGAAGGGTAAAATGTTGGATACTCTTCAGTTTGAAACTGATGACTATAGTATGGACGATTGGAGCAAGGCTGGTCTTGAAAATATCAAGTCTGGTAACCTGGATGTACCCTTTGGAACAGAGAATGATTACTTGCCTTTAGGTGGGTCTGAGACTGATGTTTGGGGTGGTCATTCTGGTGGTAGGGTGTTCGTGTCCGGTAATGCTATTGAGCAGCCCCAGATGCCTCTCTCTGAGGTGTTGCGCCATGAAGGGTCACATAGTGTGTTCAACTTCCCTGGCATCTCACATGAGCAGGAAGAGGGGCTTATCCGTCAGCGTGACAATCAGTATGCTGATATCAATAATACAGCTCGTCCTAACGTCCCTCCCATGACAGATCTCCAAGCAAGTCAGATGCAATTTGTTACTGATAATATCAATGACCGCACACAAAATCCGCCTACGGTGGTGAAGGATGTGCAGCCTAAAAGTGGTTGGGAAAAGTTTGCTGGACTTTTTAACTAATTTACATGAGGAAAGCTTCTCGATTAATGGAGAGGTGTACGATTTTTGTACAATTAAAAACTTTTCCCTTTGTTTTATGGATCTAATAGTTTTAATTGAATATACAGAATCTAAGAAAATTATTAAATGCACAAGTGAAGACGAATTTATTTTTTTATTAAAAAAGATGGAAACAGCTCATAATGTTTTTATTTTTACGCAGGAAAATCTATGTCATTAAATACTGCACCACAATCAGTCGAAGAGTTAGTTAATAATGTTAGTTTCGACACAGATCCTTATTATGTTCCGAGTAGTTTTGCTTTAGAGTTCGTTAACTTTATTAAACTAGTTAATGGAGCAGAAGGTGAGGAGAATAAAACTCCAGTCCTTCATTATAAAATGTTAGATCAGATTGCGACGGGTGATGCCGACATATTAAATATGTTATTCCGTGGATCTGCTAAAACAACACTAATGGGTGAGTATTTATTCTTATATATTGCAACTTATGGTGGATTCCCAGAGTTTGATGTTGATTTAGCGTTATATGTTTCTGACAGTATAGAGAACGGCGTTAAAAACATGCGGAAGAATTTGGAGTATCGTTATGAGAATAGTGATTTTCTTAAAATTTATGTTCCCTTTACTAAGTTCACGGATATTCGTTGGGAATTCCGGAATTCAGAAGGTAAGACGTTTATCGTAAAAGGTTACGGTGCAAGTACGGGTGTTCGTGGTAGTAAGGAGATGGGTAAGAGACCTACCTTAGCTATATTGGATGACTTGGTGTCGGATGAGGATGCACGGTCTCCAACGGTTATTAAATCCATTGAAGATACTGTTTATAAGGCCATCAACTACGCTCTACATCCAATGCGTCGCAGGATTATCTGGTCAGGTACTCCATTTAACTCTAAGGATCCATTGTATAAGGCTGTTGAGTCTGGTGCCTGGAGTGTGAACGTATTCCCGGTATGTGAGAAGTTCCCATGTAGTAGGGAGGACTTCAGAGGTGCTTGGGATGACCGATTCACCTACGAGTACATAGAAGAGCAGTACAACCGTGCAGTGAAGACCGGTCAGATCGCTTCCTTCAACCAGGAGCTCATGTTGCGCATCATGTCTGACGAAGACAGACTGGTGCAGAACGGAGACATCATTTGGTACGAGCGTAAGGGACTTCTTAAGAACAAAGGTGCTTATAATTTCTATATAACTACTGACTTTGCTACGAGCGAGAAAAGTAGTGCTGACTATAGTGTTATATCGGTGTGGGCCCTCAACAGTAACGGTGACTGGTTATGGGTCGATGGTATCTGTAAGCGTCAGCTTATGGATCAAAACATTGATGATCTATTCCGTTTGGCTCAGATGTACAAACCACAGCAGGTTGGGGTGGAAGTGACTGGCCAGCAGGGAGGATTTATCCAATGGATCCAACGTGAGATGACCAACCGTAACAACTACTTCACACTAGCCTCTGAGGGCAACAGTAATAGACCTGGGATACGTCCGTCTACTAACAAGATGCAGCGATTCAACATTGTGTTACCTTGGTTCAAGATGAAGAAGATCTGGTTCCCTGAGGAGATGAAGCACGATCCAATCATTGTAGAAGCAATAGATGAGCTATCATTAGCGTCAGCTGCAGGCTTTAAGAGCAAGCACGATGACTTCATTGATACCATCTCAATGCTTGGCTCACTTAACTCGTGGAGACCTAGCCAGGAGGTGCAGTCTTCCCTTGGCAGTGATAACTCTGTAATATGGGACGACGATGACGATGACATTTCCTCATACTACGATTCATATATTGTGTAGAGACAGAACATGACTACAGCAGCAGAATACGCAGCATTAGCAGCAACTGAAGCAAACCTCGCAGCTACTGCAGCTGTTGAGGTACAGAATAAGGTAGCTATTGCAGAATCATCTGCAAACCTAGCTACAACTCATGCTGCAACTGTCGGTGCAAGTGTAACAGGCGCAGCAGCCTCAAGTAGTGCTGCAGCTATACAGGCTATTGTAGCCGAGAACTATAGGGATCTCGCACAACTGTGGGCAAACGCCGATCCAAACGTTGTAGTGGAGGGCACTGCGTTCTCTGCAAGACACCAAGCGCTATCCACCATCGCTACACTAGCCGCGATGCAGGTTAATTTAGATGCTACGGCAGTTAGCTATGCAGCTGATAAAGCAGTAGCGGACGCTGCACGAGAGTATTTAGCGTACAGATTAGATACTGGGGATCTAGTGTTTGATAGTAGCGGTATTGACGGAGACATCAGTAATCTAACTGGATCAGTCAATAGCCAGTTAGCACAGAAGTTAAGTGTTGCCCTCTACAACAGTGACACACTTGGCCTGGCTGATTTTGCTAAGTCTAGTAATGTATCCTTAGAAAATAAGATAAGTGATTACTTAGATGAAGCTGGTCAAATAGCGTTACAGGCTATGCTTGCAGGAGCAGAGAATACAACTAAGCTCAGCTATGCAGGTGTAGTAGTTGATCCAACCACCGGCAATATAACTAATGCTGCAGGCTCTGCAGTAGCTACCGAATATGGTGTACGGATGGCCTCCGTAGAGTCCATTATGGATGGTCAGGGTAAATACACTATAGCTGTACAACAACAGCTAGCAAATAGTATTGCTACGGTTCAGCAAACAATGGAAACAAGTATCTCTAATGTAGTTGATGGTACTACTTCTATTAACTTACATAGTGCTACTGTTGATGGCACCAGTTCTATTGTGCAGTACGTTACAAGTGAGACAGATGCACTTGTAGTGGTTAACTCTGGTACTCCTGCACAACGTGCCGCCTTAACCGGTATGGATACAAATGACCTGTTCATCGAAAAGACTACTGAGACGGGTAGCTCAGGTGTAACGATTGATGTATCCAACACATACAAGTACAACGGTACCGCCTGGGTAAAGATCGGTAACAATGCAAACACTCTTGCCTTAGCAGACTTAGCAGATGGTAAGCGTAGTATATTTAGTAATGTGTCCCATACTCTTCCGTCAGGTGCAGTAGTAGACGATCTCTGGATCCCTATGACTGGTACCAATGATGCAACATACATACCTGGTGAGGTGTATCAATACAGCGGTAGTTCCTGGGCAGTAGCTACCAAGTTCTCGGCAGAGATTACCACAGTAAACTCTAAGTACTCAGTTAAGATTAACGCAGCAGGACATATTGCAGGTTTTGGATTAACCTCTACTGCTAATAATGATGTTACAGACTCTGGGTTTAGTGAATTTACTGTAGCTGCTGACTCACTCAGAGTGGGTGGGGTACAAAGTGATGGTACTGTTTCAACTACAGTCCCATTTCGTGTCATAACAGATGGTGGTGTTACAGGCGGAGGAGTGTGTGTTTCCTCTGCTGGTGTAGAGTCCGGTGGAGTGACACAAGCAGCGTGTGCTACAGCAGGTGGTACTTGGCTCCCTCCAGGTACTTGGATGAGTGACACATACATGAAGTCTGCCAATATATCAGGCATGCTGACCGTAGGTAGTCCTGTTGCTACTTCCATAGCAGCTGCCCAGTCTGGTGCAGAAGCAACAGCTTCAGGTGACGCCACTAGTAAGGCGAATGCTGCTAAGACTGGGGCAGAGCTCACAGCATCAAATGCGCTAGGTGTTGTCACGACAAACATTTACTCCCCTAGTACCACAACTATCAATGGAGGCAAGATCACTACAGGGTCGCTATATGCAAACCAGATAACCACAGGTACAGGAAATGAGAGGATTGAGATCAATAACGATTCTATCCGGGTGTACAACGGCGGCGTTCTTAGAGTTAAGATTGGCAACCTAAGCTAAGGTACACTATATGAGTTATGGATTTAGAATGTGGGGAGCGGACTCAAGCATAGAGTACGACTCCAGCTCTGTTACATGGAACCAAGTAGACTTTTATTCAGTTGGTGCTGGATCCTCTGACACACGAACCTTTAGTTCACTATCAGGCAAGGAGGTCAAAGTAGGCATGTTTTTCATTGACCCGCCTTACTCCACAAGGAAGGCTACCTCACACACAGCTACCCTTAGTAACGGAAATACAACAATTAGTATAAGTGGGGGATCAGAATCTATGTACATCCTAGTGTTAATGCGATGAGTTACGGATTAGAGGCTACTAATGCAGCTGGCCAGGTCTTAATATCATCTGAATTTAAGAACCTGCACTTTAAGCAGAAGAAGACATCACCAGACTACACTGACAGGAATTCAAGTGGTATATTTGGTGGGGTTAAATTGATGCGCTATAGGTTCAATCTTAGCGAGACACCTGTACCATTCTTTCATGTACCCTCCGGTAACAGCTGTGCTATAACTGCGGTTAGAAGTGTGTCATCTGGAGTGTGGGATGTTGAGGTGCTAACTAATGGCGTTAATCCTGAGATCTATATCTTTGCAACGGCTGCTGTAACATCTTCAGGGGACACATACGGCGTACAGGTCTTCAATAATAGTAACCAAGTCACCTTTGATAGCCGGGCAACCCCCTTACTGGTGACGGGGCTTGTTACCTTATCACAACCTAGCCAACCGAGTAGTAGTTACTCTTCCTCGGGCCTTAGCTCTGAGAGTTGCAGTACAGCAGTTGCCACTTATAGTGCCTCCTTTGTACCTGACAATACATCTTCATACAGCACTAGTCTGCCCACAAAGCCCCTATTCTTTTTCTCATCTAATGCTCAGGCAGAAAGGGAAATCCATGTATCTACGACCGATAGTGTCTGTGATGGTATAAGTGTAAAGGGCAACTGTATTGGTTTACTGAGAGAGTACGAATATGATAGTTACTATTGGGCGTTCTATAGGAACGTTATACAATGGAGCTCAGGCTCGTTGAAGTCAACTTGGTGTGTATCCGATTGGGGGTGCCATTGGACGTACAATACAGACTCTTATGCAATTGGTATTGGAACAGGGGGTAGCTCAGCCTCCGGTGGTAGCTGGCCTTATAGTAATGAGACAATAAATACATTCAATAACACTGTTATAATTGGCGATGCGAGCTACTATGATTAAACCATTTAAGGTAATAAAAGAAGATGTTGTAAGTGATGGAACATTAGTTTTATACAAAGTGTCTAAATCTGTTATGAAAGACGATAACACTAAGACCAAAACTACAGTGACATCTACTATATTTGTTGCAGATGACTTAAACATTGAGGAAGAACTTATCACTCATTTAAAAGCAGGAAACTGGCTATGAGTGACTTGATGATAAGTAATACAGGACAGTCTGCCCAAAACTACGGTGTTACTTCTGAAAGAGGCATTGAAGCCTTTAATTACCTTAAGGCATTTTTTCCAAATGAGGTAATAGAGGACTATTCTTCAGTTACAGAATCTTATATACATGAAGTGTTTAATTTAGAGTGTATAAGAACCTGTGTACCAAACAACGTATGTAAGGATATGCTTGGAATACCTACTGTATCTGCCCACAGACTATTTGTTTTAAGTACAGGAAAATCATATTTTCTAGCTAACCAATTATTTACAGACGAGCAACCTACGTGGAAACCAAGTAGATCTTTTGTATTATCTGTAATGGAACCGTATGAAGAATACAGAAATACGCCTCCCACAGGGTTTGATACTTTTAAAGAATACATTGTAGCTATGCGGCCACAAGTAGCCACAGAAGACTTTGGCTTTTCTCCAGACAACGCTAGTGAGTCAAGTGCGTATACTATGTTAGTTAGCACATCTGGAGTTGTACTCTCTGTTAGAAATTACAGTGAGTACTCTGGAAGTAGTCCGTATGAAACACTTAGAAGTAGGCACGTATTTCTATGTAGAAGAAGTAACCGAATAGACTTAGCAAGATTATTCCGAGATGGAAATTACATAGATACTTAATATATGCTACATTTACACGCATAAAATTATTGATTAATATAGGAAGTAAACACCATGGCTTGGTATAGCGTAGGCACAGTATCAGTTACCAATAACTCAGCAACAGTAACAGGTGTTGGAACTAGCTTCCTATCTACTGTTAAGACAGGGCATATCTTTTATGGGCCTGATAAGAACCTTTATGAGGTGCTAAGCATTGCTACAGACACTCAGCTTACGCTAAACTCTGCGTACACTAGTGCAACTGCAGCGACTGCTACTTACTCCGTAATTCCAACACAGGGCATGGTACCTGCTTTGGTTACCCAGGTTCAGACCTTAATAGGCGACTACGCTACTGTACGTGATACGGTAGGTACAGGTAAGTTCAGCTCAGGTGCTGCAAATACACCCGGTATTGCATTTACTGCTGACCAGGATAGTGGTGCTTACTTAGTGGCTCCAGGCTCTTGGGCATTGGTATGTGGTGGACTAACCGGAGTAGCATTAACTCCAACTGTCACCTCCTTGAACTACAGCAACGTTACTAAGCTCAGCACTAGTGCAGCAGGTGCTACAGTTGCCGGCACACTAACAGCTACAGAGGTGCAAGTAGGGTCAGATACGATGACCAGCCTAGCAGCGCGTATAACGGTGCTTGAGCCGTAATGAATTGCATTAAGCAGGTAGTTATGTATAATTTGAATCTATTCAATATTTATAAGGTGCACTAATGAAGGTCTCTCGACTATTAGATTACCTACGCTTTGGTGAGCTGTCTGACTTAGCTGTTAGTGACATCACCGTGCAGGCCAATCTAGACAAAATCTTTTCGTATGTTAATCGAGGACTGAAGAAGGTCAACTCTGAGTTAAATATCTTAGAGCAAGAAGCAGCCTTCGCAGTTACAACAGGTGTGTACACTTACGAGATAACTGACCCGTTAATACTACGTGTTACTGCTGTCTACGACCAAGATGGTACAGAGCTACCTCTTGATGTAGAGGGTGACCCACGTAGTGTATTCACATCCAGCTACAACAAGATTTCCTTTGTAGGCCACCGGGATGATCCTAATAACAAGGTCACTTCTATCTCTGTGATTTACCTGAAGGATTTCAGCGAGATCACAGATGTTACAGACGAAATTGCTATCAGTGATGGTATAATGGAGGTACTGACCAACTATGTGGCTTATTTAGCCCATGGATCAGTCAACATGTCCGAAGGTGGCGCCGCATCTAAGTACCAGACCCAGTATGAAGTTGAGTTGGGTAAAGCACGGAAGTTTGGCTACAAGGCACAAATGTTTAATAGTGTTGATAAATTAAGAGAACGAGGTTTCGCGTAATGGCGTTAATATCTACAGGCACTAACTCAGAGGCTGTATCACACAGCTATAGTCACACGCTTAAGTTAGTCCGCAATGACACGTCTCCTGAGCTTAATTTAACTCTAACAGATGGTACCGATAACATTGCTGTCGATCTGACTAACGTAGCCACCGTAGTACTTAAAGTACGCCCACTAGGTGGTGCTACGGTTAAGGTCTCAATCTCGATGTACCGAATTGCTCCGTACACATCAGGTAAGGTATTCATGCAGTGGCCTACGGCCTCGTTAGATACAGCGGGCATCTTTACAGGTGAGATTGAGCTGACCTACATAGATGGTAAGGTGCAGACCGTATTCGATGAGTTGAAGTTTGAGGTGCGCGAGGACTACTAATGGCTATTAAGATAGGCTTACTAGAGCGAGTCAATCTTGAGGTAGCTGCTCTAGTATATCAACAGCTTGAAGTAGCTAACCTTGCCTACGTGAAACTTGAGGTCGGTACACTCACCTATTCAGATCCAGAGATGACTAATGTTTTCTTGGATCCTGATACAAAGAACCGAATCCTTCACGATTTAGCCTCAGTTAGTGAGGATTACTTCGCACACATCTCTTTAGCTAAGCATGAGAGCTTAAGCGCTCCAGATACGTACGCACTAGCCCTAAATAAGGCCGTAGGAGAGGTTATAGGTGTAATCGAGGCCAGTGTGCTCGATATACGCAAACCCCTCTTAGACGGCTCTGTAGTGACTGACATCTTCCGTCTAGCCCTCCATAAGGTCTTTGCAGATAATACATTCCTTAGTGATGTGTTTGATGTCACAACTATTAAGGCATTCAACGATTCAGTTGCCTCCTCTGATACATTTGACCTTGTTGCTAGCTACGTTAGACACTTCCAAGACTACGTTGCCTTAGACGACTTTGCAGGTATTGATAAGTTCTATAATGGTACTAAACATAATATTGTAGGCACTGTAGATCATACTACATTAGCCCTTAGCATCCTTAAAGCAGACACTATGTCTACAGTTGATATGTTGAACCATATCAATACTGACAAGGCGCTTAGTGATACTGTGATGTTTGCAGACTCTCTTAGAAAAGTGATGATACATGTACTTGTGGATGCTCCATTAGTTACAGAGACTGTGCGCAGTATCCTAATAAAACCTCTATCAGATGCAACAGGCGAATTGGCAGATCAAGTAGCTCTATCCAATACTCTGAATAAATCTGATGCAACCAGTGTGCTTACACTGCTTAAAAAGAGTATTATTAGTAAAATCATAGATTCTGCTGTGACAGTAGATCAAGTCGCAAAGACCATGCACAAATTCTTCACGGATGCTGTGGCGGTGGATGATGCGTTTGGCTTCATGGATCAAGCCACACTACACAAGGGTAACGTCACTGTTATTAGTGACTTACTAAGTATTCAGTCCTCTAAAGAGGCAACTGATGTTGCTATAGTATCTGATGCATTTAATGTATCATATGTCCCAGGCAACTTAATGTTATTTAATAACATTCCATTTAATGAAAGCACCTTCGGGTAAAGGAGAAGATCAATGCTTAACGATAAGCTATCTCTAACTGGTGCGCTGACTGTCTCCTTGAACGGCGAAGTTGTGCGTGACATTAGAAACCTAGTAGTAACCTCTGGTAAAGAGTTAGTTGCTGCTAATTTACAAGGTGGTACGGTTACACCTCTTACCCATATGGGTGTTGGTACTGGCACTGCAGCAGCGGTAGCAGCGGACGCAGCTTTAGGATCTGAGTTAGATCGTAATGCACTTGCAACCTCTGGTGGCACTGTTACAAACGCAGTAGTATCCTACTCATGTACATGGTCACCAGGTGATGGTACCGGTGCGTTAACTGAAGCAGGCTTATTCTCTGCCTCATCTGGTGGTACGATGCTTGCACGTACAGTGTTCCCAGTAGTTAACAAGGGTGCAGACGATACTGTTACTATCGTATGGGATGTAACAATCTCTTAAGGGGAACATGATGGCGATTAAGTACAGTAACAATGCTAGGTCTACCCTAGCTGCAGCTATAAATAGTACAGTTACTACTCTTTCTGTTGCAAGCACTTCTACCTTTCCTACACTAGGTGGGGGAGATGTGATGTACTTAACGCTGTCAGATAACCTTAACTCAGTTACTGAAATTGTTAAGTGTACTGCCGTATCTGGCACTACATGCACTATAGTACGAGGACATGAGAGCACCACAGCGTTATCTTGGATAACTGGGTCACATGTTCAAATACGAATTACAGCTGGCTTAATAACAGATCTCCTTACAGAGAGTACAGCCGCTGAAAGCACAGTACATGATCCCATTGGTGCTTCCGTAGCAATGGCTATAGCTCTAGGAGGCTAACCAAATGGCGAATACATTTAAGAACGCAGGCATGGCAATTGGTACCTCACGTACTACCCTATACACCTGCCCAGCAAACACACAGGCTGTTATTCACGCACTATACATCTCTAACATTGATGGTGTTGATGATGCTGATGTAACAGTTGAGATCACCGTAGATGGTGGCACAACATACCGTCATGTAGCTAAGACTGTACCAGTACCGGCAGATGCTACGCTACTACTAGACAAACCAATGAACCTAGAAGCTGGTGATATTATTGGATTAACTGCATCAACTGCAGGTGACCTTGAAGTGTTCGCAAGTATCCTAGAAATCGCTTAAGGGGAACAAGATGGCTTACATAGGTAACGTCAGTGGTTTTGATGATGTAGATACAGAACAAGTTAAAGATGGTGCAATATCAAACGTTAAGATCTCTGATGTTGACCACAGTAAGGTAACTGGCCTGGCTGCAGAAATATCTACTGCAGTGAGCAGCCTAGTTGACTCATCCCCAGATGCCCTCAATACACTAAATGAACTTGCAGCAGCGTTAGGTGATGATGCAGCATTCTCCACTACAGTCACAGACAACATTGCTCTAAAGCTACCACTTACCGGTGGAGCTATGACAGGTGCCATTACCACTAACAGTACCTTTGATGGGCGTGATGTATCTGTAGATGGATCTAAGCTAGATAACGTTGAAGCCTCAGCAGATGTAACTGACACAGCTAATGTAACCTCCTCTGGTGCATTAATGGATAGTGAGCTAACTAACATTACTGCTGTTAAAGCTTTAAACCAAGGTGTTGCAACAACAGATGCAGTAGACTTCACCAACGTAGACCTCACTGCTATTGCCCAATCCAAATCAGTCACAGCAGTAGACGTATTTGTTTACGACACTAGCAAAGACTCAGATGGTGGAGCATGGCGCAAGCGTACACAAGGCACATCTTGGTACAACGAAACATTGAATACATCAACTCGTGGTTCTCGTAAAGAGTTCCCAGCGGTTGCGGTGATTGTTGCAGAGTCTAACAAGGTTACTATCTACGATGGTGATGATCCTAGTATGCCTATGTGGATGGTGTTTACGCAAATAGGTGGGTGGAACTACTCATTGATAGTAGGCACAAGTAATACTTCCACAGGAATGCTTAACGCAAGGTTGTTAGTTGGCACAGCCCCAAACAGTCAGGGTTTGGTGGACATAGACTTTATTTTGGATAGAAGCCAAGCTCACTTAACCAATGGATTGTACGGAGGGGTGGATACGGCTCCTTTATCCTTACGAAATACGTCAGGCCACACCTTCTCCGCAGGCACAGCATTAGGTAATCCTTCACTAGATATTATTAGTAACGCAGTCAACGACATAGCAATGACAGTGCTACCCAATGCTCCTATAGACTCCGCAACTGGCCTACCGATTCCAACGATTGCAGTGGCTACCAATGGTGGCGTGAGTGTGATTAAGGATGATGGGAGCGTGGTTGATATAACTCATACTCAGACTTATAAGAAGGCCAAGGCTATCTCTTTTAAGGGCAACCAAATTAGTTATGCAACTCAACAATCTGGCTCAGGACAGACGTACTGGCGTAAGGTGTATATCGACATTCCTTCTGCTGACACTTCAGGTGTATATGCTTCAACTTTGGTGGGTGGTACTAGCTATGATGCTAGGGGAGTCACAGGTAATAAACCTGCTCTGAACACCAACCCAAGCCTGTCTGATTCAAGTAATGACATCGTTGCTTCTATACACGACACGGCATTTGCCTTTAACAACAAGCTAACCCTGCTTAATGTAGACAAGTTCTCTGGAACTAACCATCCTAGCGCACCTGATAGCTCAGTAGCCTACATCACCTCAGACTACAACACAGGCTACATGGTCGGTGACATCAAACTCGCAGCATTGAGTGATACTGATAGTACGAACTTAGGTACTGAGTTGGGTGGTAATGCACAACTCGCTGGCGCAGCAAGGCTAGCTTCATACACATATACCAGTGGAGACCTGACATTTACTCTAACGGAAGACTCAGACTCTGGTACATCATCAGGCTATATACGGGTGAATTTTAATGGTGTTATAGGTCAGGCATATAATATTGATATTCAGTGTGACACAGCGTTTACCGCAGATAATGACACACGCCTAGTCGATGTAGCTTCTAATGTATCCGTATTTGCAGGGCAGGGAACAACAGCCCTTAGAAGCCTAACCTTTGTGCAAACTGGGAGCCTTTCAGGAGTTTACTTCTATGGTAGCCCTGTTGCTGGCTCAACTGTTGCATATACTATCTCAGTCAAGGAAGCAGACAATGACCGCTCAGTAAACGCCAACGGCCTAGCTGTACACGGAACAATCACCAAGACTCCAGTAGCAACTGGTGCAGACCTTGTGGGTTACTCAGGATTCTCTACGAGTAACTTTCTGGTACAGCCTTACATCAGTGACCTAGACTTCGGAACTGGTGATTTTAGTATTATGGGTTGGATAAAGGTGGGATCGAATGTGTCAACCTACGCATCTATTCTTAGCAGGGTTCTATCTACAAACACAGCAACAAATGCGTGGAGCTTACGGATTGATAGTAGTGCTAACAACTACTATTTTTATACTAATAATACATCGGTCTTTACTAGTCCTTTAACACGCTCAACTTGGCAGTTTCTTACTGTAGCCCGAAGGTCTGGCGTTGTTTATTTCTATGTTAACGGTATCTTACGTACTACTGGCCCTATGGCAAATTCTATTACAAATGTTGGCGCAAGTGTAGTGGTCGGGTACGAGGCATCTCACCACCTTGGCAACTCCAGTGCAGCCCTCTTCCGTATCTCAGCAACAGCCCCATCAGCCCAGCAGATCAAAGACATCTACGAAGCAGAGAAGCCTTTGTTCCAAGAGAATGCACAAGCAACTCTCTACGGCACATCCGATGCTGTCAAAGCTCTGGCTCACGATGATACAACCAACTTACTCCACGTAGGCACATCATCAGGTCGCTCAGTATTCCAAGGATTACGCAGAGTAGACAACACCACATCAGCCGTTGGTTCAACTATCTCAGCTTCCAATAACCTAGTAGTCGAGGAATAACCATGACAGTAAACATAAGCAAACCCTCGATCAACATCAGGGAGAAGTTAGCAGAACTGGACAAGCCTAGCGGCATAGCTGGTGAAGCTGTACTAAGGGCTGACAGTGTTCAGGATGTAAGAGATAGTATTAATGCAGGCCGTAAGAACCTTATCATTAATGGTGCAATGGCTGTAACTCAACGGGGTACAAGTGCTACAGGCATGGCCTATGGATACCACACGGCAGACCGCTGGAGATCAAGTTATAACGGTGCTACGTCCAACACTTATCCCCTAGTAAATGAAGCTATACTTTCTTCACAATTGGTGGATGGCAGCACCGTCAGTGTCCTCAAAAGAACCTATCCCGTACAGAGTGATCTGGGGCAGCACCGATTAAATTACAGAGTTGAAATAAGTGACATTCTACCTCATCTGGGTAAGGTTCTGACCTTGAGCTATTACGTGAAGGCAGACAAATCTCTGATACTTGATAATAGTGCTTTCTATATAGGTGGGGTGGGGGTAAGCCTCTCTACTGAAGATGTAACAACGAGCTGGGTAAGGAAGACACATACGTTTACCTGCCCCTCTACTGCTGGATCTAACACTTTTGCGGATCTGACAATTGGATCTGCCGCTGTGAATATGAGTGGGGCGAACATCTACTATACGATGCTCCAACTAGAACTAGGCTCAACCGCCACTGACTTTGAACACCGCAGCTATGGTGAAGAGTTGGCGTTGTGTCAAAGGTATTATCAGCGATTCGGTGGGGCAGCTTATGTGGGCATAGCTAGTGGAGTGTCAACCCACATCACAACATCTAGATTTACTTTCGTTAACCCTGTGCAGATGAGAACAACACCAAGTCTATCCTTTAGTAGTCTCATAGCTACAGATAGAACTATATATGACCTGCTAATTACAAATTTTAGCGGGAGCGTTCTGGGGGCGGCATCGTCGTACCTTACCTGCACCCATCAAAGCAGCGCAATTGTAAACAAGGGTGCACTCCTTGCTGTAAGGAACGGCACAACAGGTTACCTAGCATTTAGTGCGGAGCTATAACATGACTATTGAGACAGTAAAACTACATGAGAATGGTGGCTACCTAATCAACGGCAACATGTCAGTACCCAACGACCCAGCTAACAGAGACTACCAAGAGCTATTAGACTGGATCAACGAAGGTAACACCCCTGAGGGTGCTGACGTAATAGCTCCTGACTATGTAGCCCTACGCACTGGCCCAGATGGGTACGCTTCCACAGGCGACCAACTAGACATGATTGCTGATGGAACTCAAGCTGCTCACGTAGCTGCTGTTAAGGCTGCTTTCCCTAAGAGCATCACTGGAGGCACTACACTAGCTGAAGTACCCGCAGAGATCCTCACCGCAGCAGCAGACAAGCTATTCGCTTCGCAGCTAGCTGAATACAACACAGCAGTCACCCGACTAGCTAAGTATGTAGTAGCTGATGGACGTGAAGAGTTAACCGAGATGCAAGTTACAGGTGAAGAAGTCTGGAATGAAGATACTGAGGAGATGGACATTGTAGTAGCTTCTGTTATTACTCAGACAGCCATTGAACCAGTTGATGCTACAGTTGAGATTACGATATACTCTGATGATATAGAAGCAGTTGCTACAGTAAGCACAGTTACTAATCCGCTAATAACTACAGATACTACAGAGAGGGCAGAAGCTCAAGCTGTTGTTGATGCCACACCTGCAGCTGTCGTAGCTGCATCAGGAGAGTAAGGAATGAGCTACTTAGGTAGAAGTGCCAAGCTAAGTCGTAAGACGCAAGAGAAGGTCTCCTTCTTGGCTACAGCAGGACAGACGGTTAAGACAGGTCTTAGCTATGTATCTACCTTTGTGGAAGTCAGGGTAAACGGTATCATCCTCACCGATGTCACAGACTACACTGCTACTAACGGTAATAGTATTACCTTTGGAATAGCATTATCTTTGGATGACGAAGTTACAGTAATCTCACTTAAGACCTTTGTATTAGCTGATCACTATAGTAAGACAGAATCTGATGCTGCTCATTACACTAAGGCAGCCTCTGATACACTAGTGACTAATGCGGTAAATGCTCTAGTAGACTCATCTCCTGCAGCTCTAGATACTCTTAACGAGTTAGCTGCTGCTCTTGGTGATGATGCTAACTTCTCTACTACGGTTACTAATAGTATAGCTACTAAACTGCCACTAGCTGGCGGCACTATGACAGGCGACACCCTACATGGTGATAACGTCAAGGCTAAGTTTGGTACTGGTGGGGATTTAGAGATTTACCATGATGGGAGTAACTCATACATTACTGAGATTGGTGATGGTGACTTAGTTTTACAATCTAATGGGGCTAAGGTTGGATTAGCTAGTAGTTCGCCATCTTTTGAGTGGATGG